GCAAGTGCGATCGGCTGTCTCTCTTTCCAATTGAGACGGATACGATGGGCTATCCTGAGATCTAGATCTTTAGGGTAGAACCTCGTTCCCTTTATGGCCGGTATGCCAAGACCCCCTAACCATTGGGGTATGAACGCTGGAATAGGTGCGACAGAGTCGAGGAACTTCTTGTTTTTTGCCATATACCATCCCATTACTCTCTCGAGTAAGAAAGATGGTGTGTAGGCAATCAGTTGTTCACCTCTTGCGGCAAGATTATCATATTTGTCGTCGAGGTCGTTCTCTGTAATTTGTCCACCGCTCCTTTTCAGACCAAAAACCAGTCCAAGGTTTACATACTTCGTTTCCTTGAATGGGCAGGGTCGCGTTACTGGGATTTCCTTACCAGTGCGACGGTCTGTCCGCGAGTCTGAGATGCTGTGTGTACTTGGGTCGACTCTATAGTAGTTCGTCGAATTAATTTGTACGAACTGCTTGGACCAGTAGGTCTTACCTAAACTTTCTTTTAGGCCTACGAGCTCCGCGAATCCTCGCCAAAGCTCATAGAAGTCATGATCCAAGATCCTCTCCTCCGGGGTCGTTTTGTCGGAGTACCGTCCTCGCGCTGCAATGTCATCGCCATTGATGGCTAACGGTGCGTCGTGCAGTTTATACTGTCGCTCGTATGAAAGTTCGAGCGCGTATCTGCACATACTTGCATTTGCGATGCAAAGGATGGGAAAGGATACGTTTGACCCCATCAACTGTCCGCTTCTCTGTGGGCGCTCCTCCCCGTTTTCATCGAGGAAGATGTGACCAGTAAGAGCCCGAGTGAATAACTCGCGCTCCACAGGCTCCAGGCCCCAGATGTTGGAGATTTCATTCGTGATCGTTTCGGAAACCCAACCTTGTAGGTTGTCAGTCGCGGCTTCATAGTCGCCGGACAAGTACTTCTCGTTATCTTGAAGTCTTGCTCCCATCCGATCTAGAATGTACTTCTCACTCTGTGGCTCGCCTACTAGTTTGAAGCATGGATGTTGTCTTAGTACGGTGTGCATCTTCTTTTGAAGACACCTGAGTACTGTGTATGTTGCCGGTGGACCTTTTGAGATCACTCTGATCTTGAGGGGTTCTGCGAGTGCCACGGGTGTGACGTAAGGTTTCTCGTTTTCGGCATCTTTTAGCAGTCGCAGCCACATTTCAGCGAAGAAGACCTCGAG